TAACTTGAGACACAATGAATGTCCTATCGGTCGCCTTGGATGGGGTTGCAATATCTTTGTATGCAATGATCCGCATTCTTACCGATGCATTCGAAAGCCCATTGTTGTTGATGACCCAATTGAGGATTGTTCGATCGATGTCGATGATGGTCAGCGTGACCTCTGGCAACGCCCCATCGGCCGATTCTTCTACTGCCGTCCGCTGGATATGCACAACTGCATAGTCATATCCACCAAAAGTTATGGTGTCTGTGGCCAGCCCCGATTCCGGATCGCCAAAATCCACATAACGCTCCGTGGCCACACCATCGGCAATAAGCACATCGTAAAAAGTAATTAGCGGTGATTTTAAATGAAGATCATAGACAGGCTGATCAGATGTATAAAGACGTGGGAATGAACTCGGCAGAGTCGCATTCGGCGAACCGCCCCATGATCGAGTTCCATAACTGTCGCATCCCCAGGTCATATTCTACCCGCAATGAAGGGTACAAGGAATTAAGGCCCATTTGTGGCCGACTGCCGGGTCGACAGGAATAGTCGAAAAATCTACACTTATTTTTGCCTTCGCGATCGTATAAGAATGGAGAATATCATCGGTCTGCTTTTCAGCTTCCCATTCAACCGATGACGACTGCAAAAAATCTCCAGCTTCAATGTTACCGTTAGTGTCCGTGACCCTAATGACGGACTCCCCCACACAACACACATCCCTTAACAATCGATCATTTCTACCTGTGGTCGTGTTCCGGGGGTTTTTCTCGCCGCCACCACAAACACCGAAGACCCTCTTGTCCATCCTAGTTGTGGTGCCATCGATATATGAAACTTGCTTGTAACGGTTGATGTCGGACACATCCTTTACGACTTTTTCCCAACTCGGCAAAACCGACGGATCATCATCATTGACAAAGTGTTTTATCTGCTGTTCACGGATTTCAATTTCGCCGGAGCTATTTTTAATGGGAACCTTTTTTGTCTCCAGATAGTAAGAGAACTCATTTTCAATAAGCTCATCCAAACAAATAACGACACCCCCACGGGGGCCGATCTTGTCCTTGTCTTTAAACTGGCTCAAGTGTGTCCCACAGAAACCCTGCACTGCGATATCAGATCCATTGCTCGTATAGATACCACCCTGCGAAGATTCTTCAACATAACACTCGAGAAAATACCTCGTGGACGACGCTGTATAATTGTGAACATTCGCGCCAATAACCCTGGCGTCTTCTCTGTGGAATTCGGCGATATGACTCTGGCCAAGATCGTTATAGCTTGACGTGTCGTAAGCAATCGGCACCCAATTTGTATGTACCTCCTGATTGGCCGTATTCCCGCACCACCACAACGGCTCATCGTACCAAACCATCAGCGGCCGCCATTTGCTTGCAGTCCCGTCATACTTTAAAAGAACTGCATCATCCGCGTTTTTGATTGGAATGTTGTGGGCACCCGGATCAATGTTCCCTGCTGAATCAAGGGTGATCTTGTAAGATGATGATGTTGGCCTGAGAAGAAGCAACTCACCATTAACTAACGTTTCGCCGCTAGGCGCGTTGATAGTTGATAACGCGTCATCGGCCGCGGCATTGGGCGTCACCTTTATTGACGAACTTGATTTTTCGATGACACCACTCCCATCAATTGTTTCCGTGGTGTCTGTTTCAAGACCGATAGTGTGCCGGGCTATATCATCTCTGAATCGTTTCGTTGGGCACATGCGCATAGAATACGTCTTACTCGCCGTATTCTTGGATGTGTCAGCTGTGCCTTCTTGGCCACGGGTCACTGTAAGTTGGTCCGTTGAACGTGCTGTTACACGCACGATTTCAACATTGTCATCGTCTTCCGGATTGCTATAATCTTCCCCGTTCCACCAAATTAAGTTGAAGTTCCCATCAGTCGCTGGCGCTGGCAAGCTTGAACCTTCGCCTGATTGAAGATTCACTGTCGTTACGCCAGCCGCATATAGGCCATCAACCTCGACTGTCGTCAAATTTCTTACTGGGTCAAGCGCTCTTTCAACCATCAGATTATTTGCTCGCTAAACTCAAGATCGATGGCCCATCGGCCGACATCGACACGCGTCTTTTTTATGCCACCAATAAGAAGCCATTTCTTTTTCACCAACAGATTGTTCGTGCTCGGAGGCGTTGCTGTACCTGTGGATAATGCGCCTGACTGCTCCCACGTCTGCGAAGTCGTCACCGTTGCTTGAAGACACTCTTGGCCGGACGTTTCATGCGCGTAAACTCGCCACCCTTCACAAAATGTTGGGAAAACTGGCACCTCTGCACGCATGTATCGATTTGCCAATACCGAAATCGAACTCTGTACAGACTGCGTCGTCTCTCCATAGGAGGAATCATACCAAGTGAACACCACATAATAAGTTTTTGCGCCCAAGCTTCCGTCTATGAACTGCGTAAGTGTTGGGCTTTCCGCTGTGGGGGATGCAATCTTATCAAAGGGTATCCACCAAAAAGGCCCATTAGAACCATTAAGGTTTCTGAAAAAACTTTCAATGTAGAAGAGTGTCGCCTCTGGCGCACGATTCCAATGAAGTCTTACCGAGGGCCGGATCTCTCGCAGAAGAAGCGATCGTGAGGACTCGTATCCCTTCTGTTGCGGGATTCTGTCCGTAAGAATCATCGTTGATTCGTCATAGGGGAAACTTGGATTTGTCGGAGGTGAAAATGTTTCGAGCGGCATTATGCTCTCCCAAGCCCCGGACGACGACGAATTTCATTTACGATAAGACTCGCGAGTTGAGTCTTATCTTGCATCGTCGCGTTGCGATAAAGATTTTGAAAGCTTTGTGCATCTGTCGCATTGATGTTATTTACAATGTTTACATTCACAGGCGGCATGTCTCCACCGCCACGCCGGCTCCCCAACGGTTCAACATGGAATCGTTCCGTGCCATGCCCGATGAACGATACCGGGTAGCCGGACATCGGGCCCGATATGGTAGCACTGCCGCCATATTGCATACCGGGTGGTTTCGCGTAATAGAAAGGCAGAGTCCCCATCACATCTGGCTTCGGCGTGCCACCGCCAAAACCAAGCGATGTCAAGCCAGCCGAAAGCGCCCTGAAAAGTAACAGCCGCGGGATGAGCGTGGCGATGTCTGCCGCCATCGACCTGACCATTTCTTTAAATATCTGGCCAGCGTTCTTGAAGTTCATCGTTGCCCGGCCAATGGCGCTTGACAGGTTGCCTACTATAGAATCGGCAACACCTAGAACACCATCGCGTGTGGCTGCAAATGCCGACGCGCTCTTGGCGAGTTCATCAAAAGCTGTTGCTGCACCTTGCGCGGCGGTCTTGTTCGCCTCGATCCGACGTTTTAAATCTTGGAGATTTGGCTCGGACAAGCTAGAAACTGACTGCAAAAACGTCGGACCGTATTGTTTTATTGGCGGCTGGCGCATCCAGGGCGGGAGCGAAGTATCTGCTGGATGGGGGGGGGACGGAGGCGGTGCAATGCGTCCAGGGATTGGCTCTTCTAGCAATAATTGCCGGGCAGTTGGGATCCCTGTCCTTGTTGCCCAAAACATCTCGTTCCCAGGTTGCAAATACATGCCAACAGGCAAGCCAGATGCCGCGCCTGGTCGAAAGGCGGGTGGCATCCAATTAAGACTAAAAACATCTTCACCGCGCAAAAGCCCAGCGCGTTGTTCTTTAGTCATAGGAGGAAAGCTACCACCGCCCAAAGCTTTACCACCTAAAACATCCCTGCCAACTTGAAGATATGGTCGTAGGCTGTCTGCTATAAACTTTAAAATATTAGAAACACCACCCAGTGCGTTAGTGATTGTTTCTAGGTTTTTACCGATACCAATAATACCTTCAAGAAAACCTTTTGCCCATTCTGTCAACTTGCCAACTGCTTGACCGGCCGCCTCACCTAATCCTCTAAAAAAGTTCTTTGCCGAATCCGAACGGAAATATTCAGTCAAATCTTTTAGCGTGTTCTTAAGCGAGTCAAGAAAGCCAGCTTTGCCCGCAGTGATAATCAACTCATCAAAGGCCGACTTGAGGGATCGCCAAACACCAAGAAGCCCACTTTCCATTATCTTGGCGGCTCGATCACTGACATTCCCAACACGTACAAGCGAATCCGACATCCTCTCAAGGCGTTGATAATTGTCAGCCAGGATTACAGCCGCGGCGAGTTGACGATCTTCAAAAATATTCGCCGCCTCGTTGGCAAAATTCTGTTTTTCGCCAAGCGTTGTAAAGATCTCCGAAAGACTATGAATGCGCGGATCTACCTCTTGAACGGAAACCCCCAATCGGGCAAGCGCCGTCTCGGCTTCGGATGTCGGCTTCTGAAGCCTTATCAATGCGCCTCGGAGTGCCGTCCCGCCAAGGGAGGCACTTAAACCTCGATCGGCAAGAATCGCAAGCGCGGCCGACGTTTCCTCAAGTGAAATGTCAACACTTGCCGCAATTGGCGCGACCATTCTAAATGCTTCCGCGAGTTCACGGACTGTTGTGGCCGCCGAGGTTGATGCCTTGAAAAAGACATCAACGACATGTTCGGTTTCTGTGGCATCGAGCTTAAACGCCCTGATAGCTTTTGCCGCCACATCCGCGGCTTCAGCCAAATCAAGTTCGCCTATGGTGGCAAGCGTCATCACTGGCCGAGCTGCGGCGATAGTCTCTTTCAGATCAAAGCCAGCCTTCGTTAGAGTATAGAGAGAATTGGCCGCCTCCGTGGCCGTATAACGTGTGGTGGCCCCAATGTCACGAGCAGTTTCTTCGTACTGTCGCATCGTGCCGGAGGTGGCGTCGAGGGTGGCCTGGATCTTGAGCAGCGACTCTTCAAAGGTTGCCATCGTCCGAATAGTATTCCGGAACACGATGCCAGCGCCAAGACCGAGAAGCGCACCCTTGACGCTGAAAATCGAACGGCGCATCTTATTGAAAATACGGGATGCGTTGGAAGAAAAACGGCGTAAATTTGATGTCGCTTTTCTTAGGTCTGAATTCAAATTGTCCTTCAGACCGATGCCAACTCTGATATCATCCCTTGACATCTGCTAAAGATTTCTTCCGTTCTTCAAACTCACCGAAAAGATATCTTGTAAGAAACCCGTAAGCGGTGATGTATATCGCCGGCTGACTGAGCCACTCTGTTGGAAACATGGGACGTTCAGACGATGCATAGACAAACATCGCCGTATCCACCGCCCCCTGATTCGATTCAGCCTCTCGAATCTCCTCTTCTCCTGGCTGTATAGATCCGTTTCCATCGCAATCTCTACAGTTCTTTCCTTCGACAGAACAAGTACCAAGACATTCCGGACATGGGATTCCGTGACCGTCATTCAAGACACCCGTCATGAGCGCGGCCACGATCAGGAGTTTTTTACATCGTTTTTCTTTAAGTTGAGCTTTCCGACAAGAAAATCCGCGATCTCGGCAGCCACCGGAAAGATCGCGTTCAAACATTCGTGCGTCAGTTTCCCGTCAGGCGATTTCTGGATTTCGAAAGGTTGGCCTTCGAGTTCAAGCCCTTCAATCTTCTCTGCCATATAGCCGATGACAGTTTCAAAGTAATCGGCGATGTCAAAAGCTTTTTCCTCACCATTCTTGTCCTTGTATTCACCTTGAAGATACTGGACAAATCGTGAACCCTTCACCTGCACTTCACTGCCCGTTTGTGCATCAAGGGTTTTCCATGTAACTACCAGCCCAAGGTCTGGCATTTCCTCTGTGTGTAGAGTCCCAGGCTTCTGTAAAACGATTGGCATCTTTTCCTCCTTAATGCTGCCAAATCATGAGCTCCTCATTGTTCGTCCCTCGCAGAGTAAGCTCGACCTCGAACATCGCTCGACGGGGCGATTGTTCAGCCGGGATCACCCGTTCGAACTGTGCTTGCCGTGCCGAGAATGTCCATTTTGCGCCGGCTGTATCACCAAGGGTACATTCAAAACGGAATGTATCGCCGGCTCGGAATTTCGAAAAATAGTTGTAAGTCGTCGTCGCGACCTGGTCGACGGCCAACCGGACGGTCGGAACCTGGCGATCGTAATCCATGTAAAGAATTCCATCGGCCGCCGTATCGTTTGCATCCTCTACAGGTTCAAGATTGTTGGGAAACGCAATGGTGATCTCTCGAATCCCCGTAGGCTGTTCGTCTTCGATATAGATTCCCGCGTTAAGGAACTTCGGGACCGTGGTGTCGTCCTCTGGATAGGCTGTAACACCAAACATGGAAACATCGCCATAAAGCGTCCAGGGCCCGCGAAAGCTCTGCGTCACGACCCCGGGGCCGCCATTCGTCAAAACTATCTGCCAGTCGGCAAGACACCCGCGACCCGTCCAATAGAATCCATCACGGAAAAGTTTACAGGTCACATGATGTTCCGAACCGTCATCGTCATTCCAGTCATTCGGACGCCAACCGTACCCGCCATCTTGTGGCCCAGCCGAAGTGTCTGCCGTAGCACCTGAGAAGCTTCCGGTCAACTCCTCGGTTGTCTGCAATGTGCCACTGATTGGAATATAGGCAATCGGCGAGCTCCCGGTGGCAATTTGCTGAAGCACGATCCCTGTGCCCAAAGACGTCCCGCCTGTAATGATTTCGCCAGCTACAAATGGCCCATTTGCAATGGCTCCGATTGCGATTGTCTTAGCCGCCGCGCCTGAGAACACTGCCGCCTCGAACATGTCAGCGATCGTCGGCGCTGTTACAAGATCACCCGGCCCTCGCAAATTATACGATACCGGGAATGTGATCATCGCCCGACCGGCGACATCAGGCGTCATACTCGAAACAGCGCTCACCTCATCAAGTGAATGCATATCGACATCAGGCTCCGCCCGGACGTCATTTCGGATACGAGTCAGAACATCAGCCTCAACGATCGTTTCAGCCGTGCCCGGCGTACCCTCTTTCTCAACTGCGAATTCAAACAGGGTTTTAGGCATTGTTCTTTTCCTTTATGCTAACGGTCCAACATTTTCAAAATCGCTCGACCGCAAAAGATAAGAGATCGTCAATGATGTAGTGACCCCAGGGACGGGATCTTCCGGATCCACCTCTCGAAATGACTGCGCTGTCAGTCGTTCAAATGTACAATTCAGACTCGACCGCAAGCTGGCCACGGCGAATCGAACATCGTGTCCAAGCAAAAGCTCTTGCTCGTCAACCGAATAACCAGCAGCATCGGAATAATTGAGATGTGAGTCGATATTGATTGTTACAGCTTCAAAAACCTCATCGTTGGCTCCAAGGCTGTAATTTTGATCAACCAGGGCGCAATAGATATAATGGCGAGCTCTTTTCCCGTCGTATTTGACCTTACTCTTTCGATCCCTTCTAAGGACAAGATTTGTAGCCGTGTTGTACTCGCCTGTACCATCGACGGCTTCAAGCGCCGTAACAATCGCCTCGATCACCGTGTCTGCGTAAGGAGTACTCATGCCGATTTCCTTCTACGCTCGAGGAATTGATTCGCTCGCTTGGCTGAACGTGAAACAATCTCCTGGAGCATCCTGCTGGCTTCAGGATAAAAAGCATTCCAAGCTGCCATGAACCCAAGCCGTTTAAACGGGCCCACCTTTTCCTTCTTAGCGACAACTGGTTTCGCCCAATGCGCCCATTTCTGGCCAGAAACATGTTTCGCCTGCCACTTCGCTCTTCGAGCCTTCCCACGTTTCGATGTTCCAAACGCTCGATGTGGCGTTCCCCGGATATAAAGCCACGGCCTTTTATCCCCTGGCCGTTTTTTCTTTGCGTAGATCGTCTCACCCCTCTCTCGCACAAGCATCAGAGGATTGCTTGTCCGGGCGTAGACGTACTTCCCCTCAAGTCGTTGAACTCCGCCAACTCGAGCCTTGAAACCAGCCAGACGAGCCTTTGCAGGAATCGCTGGCTGACCTGTTGGATTCTTTTTCGCTTTTCGGCCGCGTCGTGGAGTAAAGACACCCTTGACGAGCCGCTCACTGGAGAACCGCTTCATAAACTGCGAGATCACCCGCTTGTATGCCCGGTTCGCTTCCGAGTTCGTGATCTTCGGGAACTCACGAAAAAGCGCCCTTACTCGGCTGTCATCAACTGTGATTTGAAGAACATCACTCATACGCAATAAAGCCCCCAACGGCCAGATTTCCGATGCGTGATCTTTTCCACCCGATAGTTATTGCCATCAACGATGAAGTAATCGACCCCCTCGTCAACTTCGGGGACATCAGTCTCATCAACCCAAACAACAATCGGCTCACTGTTCTCACCGGAAGAACCCATCGGCTCAACGTTGCGGTTGACCTTGGCTGAAATGTCGAGTTGTTGGCCTGACTTCGCTCGAACAAAGACGACATCCTCTCCGGCATGTTCCTTGATTGCCGGGACTCCGAAGCTTTCGAAAAGATCTTGAAGGTTGCTTGACATGGTAAAAAACTGCGCCCCACCGAAAGGTGGCTGGAGCTGACGGCAGGGCGCACGGCAAAGTTTTAAGTTGTTACATTGTCGAAGAGGTGACCAGCCTCTACATAGAGGATCACCTCATCTACATCGTTTCGAACACGGACAATGTCAGATCGTTTCGGCTCGTCACGATAGGTTTCTACCGTCCCGCCGATCTGCGATCCGTCTTCCGCATAGTGAAACATCCGACCAATACAAGGCTCACGGATATCGTTAGTCGTCGCGACCCGACAAACCATCGCGTATTCGTCAGACCAGATCGGCGAGATTGAGGTATCTTGTCCCTCAAGCGCCGTATCCTTCGCCCCGCCCGCAACGATGATATAATCAAGGTCAAAAACCTGAGCCATCGTTTGCGTGGTGATGTTGCCCTGCCTTGGGTCTGTGATCCCTGCATATTTAATCAGATCAATTACCTGATCGCACACGCGAAGATTCCGCCAGACTTTTCGATTGACAATCAATGCATTGGCCCACAAACCACATTGATCAAATACCGCCTGCGCGGCACCGTGGACGTCGGTGATCGGGACCGCATTGGCGGCGTCGTCCCATTCGTTCGTGATCGTGGTTGTGTAGGATGTCCATGTCGTCGCGTTAAATACAGCCGCGGCGACCCGCTTTTCCATCTCGATAAGGACATGATTGTATGCCCTCATCGTCGAAATTTGTTCAGCGTCAAAATAGTCGCTGTACATTTTCGATTCGCGATCATCGACTGGTTCTTCCCAGCCATGCTCCTCGCAGGCGAAAGAGGCGTCGTCGAATGTCCAGCTTCCGCGGTTGTACCCGGCTCCCGGTGTTCTTCGTGTCGAACTCGTCTTGAGCAACTGCTCAACCTTGATCTTGCCGAAAGCCCCCGCCGGTTTTGCGACCTCCACGACCGGCAAAACTTGTTGAGCGACAAGCCCGCGCCGGTTGGCCTCGAGGTCGAACTCCATGAAGCTCGCGCCGAGATCCGGTCGCAGGGTTGCCAGAGCACTTTCAGTATTAGGCATTTTCTATCTCCTTTGTTACGTGGCGGCCGTATCGCCATGAGCGTTGTACACGAACTCGACGATATCCTGATCGGCCGTTGCAGCTTCGAGCGCATGTCCGATGACGTATGCCGTGGCCTGGGCCGTGTCTTGAATCTCACCGTCCGATTCCGTGTAAAGCAGCGCGCCCACAGCAAACGCTTCAGACGCAATCCCCTTGTGTGTCCCCGGTGCCGTTCGGAGCTTCACCGTTACAGGATCGCCAGCCGCGAACGCTGCATTTTGCGCGGTGCCAATATCAACCTCGGCCAGACCAGCCTTTGTTACAGCGCCGGCGGTTGTCGATTGAATCACCCGCGCATACTTTGGAATTGCAGCAGTCGCCACAAATGTTTTAAATCCACTATCTTCTTGAGCGGCCATTTTTCAGACTCCTTTAATGTCTGCCTTCGTTTGCTTGTTCGATAAGAGCCTCACGAAGTTCAGGACGTTCATGCGCGACAGCACGCACCGCCTTTGCCCTCGGGAGCCCCGCTTTCTCTTTCTCGCGGATAGCCTCCGCCCACTCGGCTTTCACATCTCCACCGAAGGATCTTATCTTTGATCCCTTCTTCTCGATTGGCTCGGCACCAGGGAGATCATCGGCTTTCTCCTTCACCTCAAGCTTTTCTTTGAGTTCCGCTTTCTGCCGAAGAAGCTCCTCGGTCCAGGCGCTTCGGGCTTGATCCTCTGTGGCCTTCTTACGAAGTTGCCCCATGAGAAAGTCGTTGTCCGCGCCGGGACAAAACAACTCAAGTTCATCTAGACTCGCTGGCTTCGGAGCCGTGGAGTCCGTCTTCGTTTCGTCAGTCACGATAGACTCCTTAAAAACAGGTTTGGCCTCGGCTCCTGCGCCTCGGCGTGGATCTTTACAACGCGCTCGCAACTGCTTTAGCGCGAGGTCATAATTCTGAACGGCATCGATCAAACCCAGTCGTTTTGCACTCGACGCCTCATGCACTCGCCCATCGGCGAGATCCTCAATCTTTGAAGTGAGAACGTCGCGCCCTTCGGCCACGCTCTCGACAAAGACCGAATTGATTTCATCGATCATCTGTTGAAAGCTCTCGAGTTGTTCCGGTGTAATCTCTGCACCCGGAACACCAGCACCCTTGAACTTGCCGGCCTTTATCACATGGGTCTTAATGCCTTCCTTCGCGTAGTAGCCCGAGAAGTCGTTGACCACCATGTATGTCCCGATCGAACCGACAAGCGCCCCCTGGTTGGCAATAACCTTTCCTGCCTGTGACGCCACCCAGTAAGCAGCACTCGCACAAAGATCCTCACAATAGGCGGTGACCGGCTTCTTGGCGTTGGCACCCTTCACCTCGGCCGCGAGGTCCGCCGTCCCCGCAACCGTTCCACCTGGAGAATCAATCACAAGCATGATCCCCTTGACTTCGGGATCATTCACAGCCGCTCGAACTGCCTTACGGATACCGATGGTCCCGTGCGGGAGATCCGAAAGTGATGACCCGTATTTAGTCATCGACCCGACAATCTCGATCACCGCGACACCGTTTTCAACTCGATAATCTCCAACCGGCGGAAGATCTGAATCCCCACGACGTGCCTCAATGTGCGATTGAAGCCTTTCAAGTGTCTTGACATATTCGTAAATGCCAAGAAACCGCCCCTCCTCCATTGCATAAACGCCAAAATATTGATCAATATGCGGGATAGACTCAATGGCCCTTTTGGAGATTGGCTTATCCGCATCAAGCCCGTCGAACGTGTACCACGTAGCTCCGCAATCTGGATTTTGATTAACTATAACGCTACTACTGTCTGGCATTGCCGACCTCCTGCTGGGTTGATTCATCCGCCCCAACCGTCACGTTCACACCATCCGGAGTGGGAAGGCTCAAAAGCTCTCGCCAGTGGAAATCCTCATCTGGGAATTCATTTTTCAATCCCTGTTTAGCGATAACTGCCTTACGGATCGCCTTGACGTTATCCTCTACAATCTCCGTAGAGATCTCATCCCAATCCCGTCCACGTTCGGCGTGCAACCGACGATGGCTTATTAGGGCGTTGCGCGACCTAAGAAGCTCCGCTGACGCATCCTTGAGCGGTTCTATATATTGCCATTCAGGAGGATTCCAACGATGGCGAAAGATCTTTATCTCTGGGTTGTTTGCCGCTTTCTTGATTTCCGGATCAATCTGAATCCACTGCCTGACCTTCCATTCATAAATCGGTCTATGTAGACGACGGGCCTCCCAACGCTGCAACCGCTTGAATCCGATTCGTGCCTGATCGATAGCACCACGCCAGCCGGAAAAGTTGGTCTGCGTAGGATCGAGAAGGAAGACAGAAAGCGGGAGGCCGAGGTTGATCGAAATGAAAGTCAGGATAAGCCGCGCATGATCGAAGAATTCCGGATTGGGGATATTAGGTGAAAAGCCGTGAAGCTTCTCGCCCGGCGCACCTTCAACTTCCATCCCGGGCCCAATGCCCTCAAGGACACGAGTTGTTCCATCGCTACGAGACTCTGTCTCCTGCTCGCCATACTGTTTGGTTGAACCACCGACAAACTCTAAAGCACGCTCGATGTAAGTAACGAAACAAGAAACGCCTTGTTGCTGTACAAGTTTGGCGAACTGGATGTCGTCGTGCATCCCCGTGGTATCCGCCACAGGCGCTAAAGTTGTAACTCCGCGAGTTTGGGACAACCGTTTCGGGAAATACAAATGATGGACCATTCGATAGCCGTCAGCGTCCCGAACCGGCCAACGAGTTATATCACCGACTTTGACACTTGACCGAACAGGATCAATATCTTCAGGTGCAATCCAGTACTCGAGTCGCTTGCGTTGCTCGCTCAGAAGAACCCCAAGAACGACATTCCGTTTGGTTCGTGGCGTCCGGATCCGATGTGCCTCGACCAACTCAACAGTTTGATCCTTGCGTGGTAAGACAACAACATCGCCATCAACGATGGTGTGCCGAAGACAAAGCGACTCGATATCATGCCAGCAATACTCACCTGAGACGTGGCAGTTCTCCGGTTGCTCTGCCCAGTTGTTCCACTTCTCGATCATATAGGCGTTAAGATCGTCATCGCCCGTCATCGGGTCGAGCTGGAAACCATCCTGGATGACGTTATCAACTAAACGAGTGACCCCCTGACTGACGACAACATCGTTTCGCTCAATATCTCGAGCGAATTCCATCATCTTGAAATAGGCACTCTCGTTTCTAATGTGATAATCAAAGCTATGGCCCATAGACGAGACGCCAGCTCTTGTGCGACGAAATCGGCTTGAATTTGCCGCGTTGTAATCTGCCCTGAGATCATTGAACGCCTGAATAAGTGTATGCGCATCTTCGATGGGTCGCCGGCGGTTCATGTTCTGAAATCCTCAAAACCCAGATGCTTGATGCCCGCAGCACCATCAGACGCCTCGCCATTCGACGCAAGCCAACTGCGCGCATCGTCGAGCAAACGACGAGCCTCCTCGATTGGGAGATCTATCGATGTCTCCGCCGCCCCATCCGCCGCTCTCTTCGGCCGGGTGAAGATCCAAGCCTGAACGGCAGTAATAAACGACCTGCACTTCGAGACGCTTCCATCCTCCGCATAGGACAGGTTGTCTACAACCGCATCCGCGATCTCTTGTGCTGTATTTGAGGAATCTACGACAGCCATGCCGCGAGTTTCACGGCATTTTTACCTATCGTCAATTCCTATAGTCTATTTCCGAAACCGGAAGATCGGAAAGTTTGTTACAATACAATAGAATCTAAGATGTACTTAATCGTGTCAGGTGGGCTCTTTACAAACTTCCCGTTCTTTAGTTTGCCACCAGAACGGTGGAGCCCCTCGTGTACTCGCCGCAACGTCTCAGCCTGCCCACGATCTAAAACCACCTCGACATGACGCACAATATAGGTCTCGTCTGGCAGATCCTCGATCGGCAATTCCACAAGCGCCATCTTCGGCTCCTTCGTTTTTACCTTTCCGTTTTTCGCCATCGCTATCTTTCCGTAACAAGAAAGGGCCTGCCGTCCGGGGTCAAAAGCCCTTTGCGTTTTTTGGTTTTCCTCCTAATGGGCGCCGGCGCCTCCGCCTTGATCAACCGTGCACCCGCCATGTGGCCCGCGACGCTTCCGTAAGTTGTCGAATCAAACCAGTGATTATTTGCACTTATCCGCTCCCATCTGAAAACCGTCCCTTTCCCCGCAACAAACTCCTCGATTTTCTTCTCGGCCACGAGATGCTTGGCAAATGTAAGATGTTTCACGGGCAAAGCGTCAAAGAGAGTTAATGATCCCGGTCGGTCTGTCCCCGTCGTAAACCGCCGATGAACCCATGTTTTCCAGTAATCGACATTGATCTCGACAAGATAGACTTTCCCATCCTTGTGGAAAACGACATGGTACTCTTCGCCAATGAATCTGACCTGATTCCCGGTTTGTTTTGGCCGTGAGTACTTTGCCGAATGCTGCCCCTCGCCGCGCCCGATCACTGGCCGAAAAAGCGCCTGCGGGCCCGGAGACGACTCGCGACAGAATTCATAGACGGCGTCCGGCATGTAGCCGGCGTCAATCCAAACCTGATCAGGCACTTTCCGATCCTTGCTGTTGCCGATCGGCCAGCCGGCGAGTACTTGATCCCGGAGCTCCCGAAGCGCGACCAGGAGACCACGTTCAACTCCAAGTTGATCACTGGGCACCTCCAGCCGGCCGTAGTCGACGATATGACCCTTGACGTCCGGCTCCCAGGAGATTAACGACCAGTGAGAAATCCACTTCCCGAGATCAACACCCATCGTAAGGTATTCCGCGCCCACCGGCACTCGACCCCGCGGGAGATCCCTGGTCCGCCGGGTGATCATCGTAACCGTCACTGGCTCGATTTCCTGCGCAGACGATTTAAACGGTGTTGCCCACACGAACTGATTGAGCTCTTTCTCTGCATTCTCCTCGTCGTCCGCCCGGGATGCTTTCCACTCGTCGGATGCGACATCGCCCGCGGAAAGGAATAGGTTGTTCACCGCCGACCAACGGAAGCCAAGAGTGTCGGTTTCCGGCAATTCACCCCGAACCATTCCGGATTCATCCCGGATTTCCTGCCCCCTATGGACAAGAACGCCTTTCACATTCGCCTTCCGTCGATCCTCCTCCGACCATAGCACGCCGCATTCCGCGCAACAGAAAGCTGCCTTACTTCGCGCCCCCATTGCGGTTTCAGCTTCTTGCCAACCGACAAGGCTTTTTCTCCCGAGGTCGACGAACCGGCCACAATGCGGACAGGGAAGGAAGATTTTGCTCTCCGTCCCCGCCTTGTACTCCCGCCAGGTTCGGCCCTCCTCGATCGATACGGTACATTCCATGTAAATCCGCTTGCGGTTGCCGTAAGCTCGCGTCCTGGCCTCAAGCTGCGTAATCTTGTCGGCTTCACGGGATCCGCCGCCGGGTTCGTCCATGCCGTCTGTTTCGGTGATCACAAGCACCCGGGAGGTGAAGCCGGCCCTAGACTTGTCAGAACCGCCACCGGACATGAACTTGAGCGTCTGACCATTCCGGAACTTTATCGCATTCACCTTCCCACCGCGGGAGCCGGCACCCTTCTGCGGCAGAAGATCTCGATACCTTGACCGCTCGATCACCGGCAGAAGATCTTCCCGCCACTTGTCCGCAGCCATATCCATGTCAGGCAGACCACAGATCACCGTCTCACCGATCTCGAAAAGATGAAAGCACGCTGGGATGACAAACCCCGCCAGCGTCTTCCCCGACTGCGTTGGCCCTGTGGCGTTGAACCGGCTCCACAAGCCGGAGTCAATCGCATCAAACCACAACGCCGTATATGGCTGCCGTGAGCACGAATACCGCATGCCCTCGTAGGGGCCATCCGGAATGACAATCTCTTGCTCCGCGAACTGTCGCATCGTCCGCTGTCGTGGCGGGACCACACGATCACA